TAATGTCACCACCAACATCTAATGTATATGATGGGGTGCTGTCGTTAATACCTACTCGGTTAGCACTTCCATCAACAAATAACATATGAGTTGATGTATCACTCTCAACACGGAAATCATAAGCAAAACCACCATCATTAATAGTAAGAGTTGAATTATTGACCTCAAGACGTTCTGCTGCACCAGTAACTACACGCCACTGGTCTGCTGCATGGAACTGCATGTAAGTGTTTGTGTCACCTTCATGGTATATATGGCTTGCAAGGTAAATATTGTCTACTGCATTAATGTCACCATCTATGTTAATACCAGTTGATGTGGTGTTTAGTTTTGATGCATTATCATAGTAAAGTGTTACTGCACCATCAGCTACTGCATATATCATAGGTTCGCCAGTGTATTTTTGGATATATACACCATCATTGCCACGAATACGCAAATTACCTTGTCCAGCATCATCTATATATGAGTTACTGCCATCATGGTAAATTCTTAGGTCAGCACCATTGCCAAATCTTGCCTCTACACCATCAGCAAAATCTATGTTACCACCACTCATGGTAAGTGTAGCAGAGATATTAGCCACACCATCAATGTCTAGACTGTCAGCTTGTAGCTCACCAGTTATGTCCACACCATCTGATTTGGTGGCTAGTTTAGCTACTGCATTATGATAAAGTGTAACTGTTCCACCAGTTCCAGTGTCAACACCTTCTATGTAAATATGTCCTGATGAGTCTTGTAACTGTAAGTTTGATGCTCTTATTCTTAATTGACCAGTTCCTTGGTCTATAATATAACTATTTGAACCATCGTGATAAATCTGTAAGTCATTACCAGTACCAAACCTAGCAAGAATATTGTCATTAAAATTTAAAGCACCTGCTGTCTTCGTATCTTCTGCATCACTTCTCAAGAATGAACCACTGGTTACACCATCAAGTGTATCAGCATCTAGACCTGAACCTGAACCATCTACAGTTTTAATTAGTGTAAGTATTTCACTAGCTGTTTGGTCGGCTGTTGCACCACTTTCAATGCCATCTAACTTTGAGCCATCAGATGCTACATCTCTGCCATCTACATTGCCTGATACGACTACGTTACCTGTTACGTCAATGCCTGTGGCGGTGGTGGCTAGTTTAAGGGCATTGTCGTAGTATAGCTCAACATTACCATCTGAATTACCTTTTAAGTAAAACTCACCTGTGTATTTGCCTACTCTAAAATCATTTGCACGAATAAATAGATTACCTGTTCCTACATCATCAATATAACTACCTACTCCACTATGGTAAATCTGTAAGTCAGCATCGTCACCCAACTTAATGATATCATTGTCACCCATGTTAAGGTGTGTCGTTAGAGTAGTCTCACCTGTAACACCAAGAGTACCTGCTATTTGTATGTTATTTGCAAGTTTATCTCCTGTGACAGCATCGTTTGCTATGTGAGCAGTATCTATTGAACCATCTACGTATTGGTCACTATCTACAGAGTTAGCTGCCATCTTGGCAAGTGTAACATTAGAGTTTGCTATCTTTGCAGTTGTAACATTTGAATCTGCTATCTTTGCAGTTGTAACATTTGAGTCTGCTATCTTAGCAGTCGTAACATTAGCATCAGTTATTTTAGCTGTGGTCACTGCATTGTCAGCTAAACCACCTGTTGCTATTTGTGGTCCTTCACCTGTAGTGCCATCATGTGAGTGTCCAGTTGAACCGTTAAACGCAGCTTGTACTGCATCAAACTCGCCATCAAGGTCTGAAGCATTAATAACGTTTCCATCAGCTATGTTATTAGCAGAGTCGTTACGTGTATAGCCTGTTCCCATATTCTATCTCCTAGCGTTAGTAATATACTGCAGGGTGGCAGCATCTATGGTAAACACAGCGTCTGTGTTAGTTCCTGTGGTTTCATATAATATTGACACTGTAAATCCTGAACCTATAGTTTGCACTTCGTATGTAGCTTTTTGCTTGACTCCAAATAAAGATGTTCCATATATACCTGAACCATACGTTATTGATGCCGCTGCATCACTAGACAATATTGAATCAGGTTGAATACTTGATGGTTGGTCAAAATCAAACTTGAGAGAAAACTCAAGGTCAAAGTCACCATTAACATCTAAGTATGTTGTACCTTTATATATTGTCTTACGTACATTTGGGTCTCCTAGTGGAATAAAAGGAGTAGCAAATGTAGCAGGAATATCTGTTCCAGCAAATGAGTTACCTTGTTCCATCTGATAAACAAAACCATCTGTAGCACCAAAGTAAATACGTTCTGCAAAACCATCATATTCACTGTAAGTCACAAAAGCATTAAAGCCACGTAAATCATTAAAGGCTATACCGCCTTCTAACTGAGTTGCTCCAATTCCTTTTGCTGAAGCATTTGTGTATCCTGTATTATACCCAAATATTCTATATTGACTTTTCTCACGAATAACTGTACTTGAAAAACCATTAGGACTACTAGCAATTAAATCTAATATCTCAACCTGTATAGTCTTTGATACGGCAGCAAGACTAAAGTCACCAATTCTATCTGTGGCTGAAAATAATCTTAAACCATCAGGTCCTAAGAATATAACATCTCCACCTATCTCTTGAATAGTATCTTCAGCTACACAACCTAAGTCACGAGACACAGGTTGCATATTAAAGTCAGCTACGCTATTACCATTAAGTACATTTATACTACTTTCGCTAAATATAATTAACTGTTCACGAAAAACGATTAAACCTGTAATTGTATCCGTTACATTAATTATACCACCACCACTAGCAATTGTCAAGTCATTATCTTTGTAAGGTGCGGTATATGCTACATTTTTTCCATTACCAAAGAAAATATGGTTCTTAAAGTTTACTATAAAACTTGCACCTGATACATCAGATGGCAAAGCAGTTAATTGTTCAAACGTAGTTCCATCAAATCTGTAAGGTTTACCTGTTCCATCAACAAGCATAAGTTTTTCTGTACCATCAAAATCATACTTGAGAAATCTTACTTTGCCTGACCCACCTATTGTAACACCTGCACTATTATAAGTTGCATTGTCACTTATCTGTGTCCATCCTGACCCACTAGACCTAAATAGGTCGTCTCCTCTTACAGCATATACAAATCCACCATAACGATGTATACCTCTAATAACACCTGTATTAGGTACAGTCGCAGTATCAAACTTTTCGTAACCTTCTACTCTTGTGTAACCACCAAAGATAGATGGCTCAAAATTACGCAGTATACGTGCTGAACCGGGTGCTTGAAATCCTTGCTGATAAGGAGAAAGGTTTGTTATCAAGCCACCTTTAAATTCAAATGAATGGGTTTGCCATGCGTCTGCCATTAGATAACAGACCTAGAAAATCCCATCCTACCACCACCTGTATTTTGTGGTATCATTGTAGAACGTAAGTAATATGTTCTGTTTATTAATACAATACGCATATTCTTTATGCCTTCATCAAACTTTTGTTTAGCTACCATTGCGTCTTGTGAATTACCACGGAATAAATAAGCATAATGCATTGCACCATCAACAATAACATGTTTAAATCTTTCAGGAACAGCAGGAACATCATCATATAATTCTAAGTCTACAGGAACACGATAATATTCATATACGACTGTATAGGCTTTATCAGGTTCAGGTGTAAGTAAATATTCAAGAGCAGGTCCATGTGCTACCATTTGAGGTACACCACTTCTACCGTTGGTATTATATTCTTGGTCTACATATTTATCAAGATACTCTTCATATGCAAGAACACCTAATCTGGTTGTTGCATTTCCTAATGAGCTATCTTCTTTTATACGAAAACTATCAAAGTCTACAAGTTTAGCATCATGGGGAAAAGGGTATCGTGTAACATTAGATGATAAAACATCTTCTTGTTCTACGTGATTAAAGGGCCAATTAAATTCATGTTGATTAATATCACGAAGAGATGCATTTATAGCATCTTTACATTGTGCATAAAAACCTGTAGCACTAGCAAAGTTACTAGATGTAAGCTCGGTTTCATTAAGTCTACGATTTATTTGATTAACAAGTTCTAAATAATTATATGCCATTATTTCTGCCTTATACTTACTTTAACAGTTCGTTCTGCTGTACTACCTGTGCTGTCAATAATCTGACATATAAATGAATATTCCCTGTTTAAAACACCACCACCTAAATTAATAGTAGCTACTGTGTTAGTATTAGTCTGTGCTATATTTTGTATACTATCTGTAACAGCATTACTAGAAGCAGTTGTTAATGTTTCACCTGCATCTATTTGTGTCTTACCAATCTCAGATGTTTTTACAAACCATGTTACAGAAGATATGGTAGCTGTATCTAAAAAGCGTGACCAATCCATACTGTAGTCTAGTTGTTCATCAGGGTCTTTAACGGGCCATCTAAATGACATTTATTATATTCCTTATGCTGCTGCTCTTCGTTCTGCGACAGTTGACTGCCTATCAACATACACTACTCTAGGTAATTGTTTTTCTACATAAGCAGTTCTTCTTCTATCGTATAAAGTTTTAACTGCTTCAAAATCAAATATAACACCTGTTGCTGTTAATGTTCCGATTGAAAATGTTCCAACAACTCCTGATATAGTAAAGCTGTTGCTAATTCCAACTGTGCCTATTGCACCTGTTGCTTGTACACCTGTTGCTATTCGTTCTAGTGGTTGGTCTTCTACTTCGCCAATCTGACCTACACCTTCAACACCTGTAAGTGTTGTATTGGCTGTACCTGTTGCTGTAACAGTGTTTACTGAAGATGTTCCTACAACACCTGTTACACTTTCTGCAACATTAACCTTAATAGTTCCTATTTGACCTACAGCAGAGACACTAGAAATATATTCACTAATGTTTACTTGAATAGTACCAACAGCAGTAGTACCTACATCGCCAGTTACAGGAACACGGTTGACAGACCTAATATCAAGTCCTGCACCGTTAAGGGTAAGTGTTCCTACAACACCTGTAACTTTTTCAGATACGTTTTCACTTACAGTGTTAACAGCACCTGTAGCACTTACTCCTATAATACCAAAAGCAATGTTTAGTGAAACTGTGCCAATCTGCCCTGTACCAACTACGCCTGTAGGAGTTACAGTATTAGCAAACTCAAGTGTGCCTATAGAGCCTGTAAGACCATTAGGACCATATAAAGGTTCTGTAATGTCTACTTCAAACGCATTTATGTGTAAAGTACGAGTAAGAGCAGTTGCACTTACACCTGTTAAGGTAGTATTTGCTGTACCTGTTTGTGTAGTAGTTCCAATGTTACTAGTAGCTGAGACACCCGTATTTATAGTAACAATAAATTGCCCATACTGAGCAGTTCCATAAACACCAGTGCCATATAAGGCTTGATTTATAGTAACGGACATACCGCCTTAACCTTTAAGCTATACGTACAATAGCGTTTGATGCGTCAGCAGTTGGGAACTCTATAGTTAAATCACCTGCAGTAGCAGATACTGTACCACCAAAGTCAATGACACAGATAGCAGAGTTACTGTTTGCAGTGTTATATATAATACAACCATCAGCAGATACAGTTACGTTTGCAAATACTTCGTCAGTGAAGTCTACAGTTGCAGTTGTACCATCTACAGCGATAGTTGCACCATCTAGTGCTTGACCACCTGCAGTATAGTTTGTACCTGATGCTTCGTCAGAGTTACCTGTTACGTCAGAATAGTTAGTTGTAGCAGCACCATATGTACCTGATGGGGATGCTTTGATAAGTGCTAGTTTAAGTGAATCAGTATCAAGGTCGTGTAAACCACCTAATAACTCTGATTTAAAACTAGTACACATTGCAGTTGTAATAGCCATTTATCTCTCCTTCGGCTTAATTATAGAGAAGTTTGAAAGAACTCCTCTAGGGATACTGTTATATTTACAGCACTGTTTGCACTTGCAAGACCTCGTATCTTATCACTACCAATCAAATACAAAGGATAATCTGTAATCTGTAGTAGTGAGTTTGCAGGTAGTTCAACAAGTTCAGCTAGTGTATAAAACGTTGTTGATGCTGCATCGTACCAGTCTAAACTAAATGTGACCAACGAACTAGAAGCATTGTTAATATATATGCTGTTTACTTCAGTCGTAAATCGTGCAGGCACTGTGTAAATGTCTTGGTTGGCTGTTGTCAATTCTAAAGCAACGGTTCTTTTTTTACGTTCAGCCATGCTTAGTTCTCTATATAAATAATATCAAAAGTTGTTGAAACTCG